CTGCGACGTCTGCGTCTACCGCTACGACTAAGGCGTCTGAGGCGTCTACCTCTGCGACGAATGCCGCGACTTCTGCGTCTACCGCTACAACTAAAGCGTCTGAGGCATCTACCTCTGCGACTAATGCTGCGACTTCTGCGTCTACCGCTACAACTAAAGCGTCTGAGGCATCTACCTCTGCGACTAATGCTGCGACTTCTGCGTCTACCGCGACGACTAAGGCGTCTGAGGCGTCTACCTCTGCGACGAATGCCGCGAGTTCTGCGTCTACCGCGACGACTAAAGCCTCAGAGGCGTCTACTAGCGCCACCAACGCGGCAAGCTCTGCCTCCGCCTCAGCCTCGTCAGCGACAGCAGCACAGACCGCTGAGACGAATGCAGAAACAGCCGAAACGAATGCAGGTGTTTCTGCATCGACCGCGACAACTAAAGCCTCAGAGGCGTCTACCAGCGCTTCCGCTGCCGCCACTTCAGCCTCCACCGCGACGGCGTCAAAAGATGCCGCTTTAGCTGCGTTGGATAGCTTTGATGACAGATATTTAGGTCAAAAGTCTGCCGACGTAACTGTTGACAATGACGGCGACGCTTTGGTGGCTGGGGCGCTTTACTTCAACACGACGACTGACGCCATGATGGTCTATGAGGGCAGTTCTTGGGTGGCTGCTTACGCTTCTCTGTCGGGCGCTCTGATTGCAGCCAGCAACCTCTCTGACTTGGCGAATGCCTCAGCGGCTCGGACAAATCTTGGACTTGCAATAGGGACTAACGTGCAGGCATATTCCGCTGTCCTGGCCGCCACTACCGCGTCATATACAACAGCGCGCAATGCTAAGCTCTCCGGTATCGAGACAAGCGCGACCGCCGATCAAACAGCAGCGGAAATCAGGACCGCGGTTGAGGCGGCCACAGACAGTAATGTCTTCACTGACGCTGACCATTCTAAACTAAACGCGATCGAGACAAGCGCGACCGCCGATCAAACAGCAGCGGAAATCAGGACCGCGGTTGAGGCGGCTACAGACAGTAATGTCTTCACTGACGCTGACCATTCTAAACTAAACGCGATCGAGACAAGCGCGACCGCCGATCAAACAGCAGCGCAGCTACTTACTGCTATTAAGACTGTGGATGGTGCAGGCTCTGGACTAGACGCTGACTTACTGGATGGTAATCACGCAAGTGCGTTTTTACAGTCCTATACTGAGGCAGATACGCTTGCAACTGTCACGGGTCGTGGTGCAACTACAACGTCTACCGTTGTTATAAACTCTAATAACACAGCCCTACAGGGTTTATCCGTAGGTGAGGCATTTACCAACTATGATGGGTGGCACGGGCAAATAAATCTTCACGGCACAGGTCACGCACGGTATACAATTAAAACTAGTAATGTTCGCATGGGAATGTATGCACACGACTCTTGGCATAATATCTCTGGCTCAACGCAAAATGGTCATCTTGGCACATATACAAATCACGGGGTAGGCTTTGTAGTCAACGCCACTTTAAAAATGGCTTTAAATACCTCTGGCAATCTAGGTATAAATGTTTCTGCTCCTACGGAAAAACTTGATGTGGGTGGTAATATTAAAGTATCAGGCACAGTAGATGGACGTGACGTAGCAGCAGACGGTACAAAGCTAGATACGATAGCCACCAGTGCGAACAACTACAGCTTCCCTTATACTGTTTCTACCAGCGCAGGGAACAGCACAGTCGTTCAGCGAGACGCTAGTGGTCACATTTTTGGAAATTGGATTAACGCCACAGGGACTTTCGCTACTAGTGCCAATTCTTCTGGAATGGGTAGGTTTACTGGTACAAATGGGGCTGATGCTTGGGGACGCTCTTACACAGCGGCGGCGGCTCGCACACTCTTAAACGTAGCTGACGGTGCTAACAACTACAGCCTACCAGCAGCTCCGTCTGTTACTCATTTAAATGTAGCTGATAAAATTAATCACACTGGCGACACTGATACTTACTTCCAGTTTCACGGCGCTAACCTTGCTCGTATGTTTCTTGCTGGTGCAGAGGTTCAGGAATGGGGCAGTGGCTACACCTCATTTAACGATAATGTACAAATAAGGATAGGAACTGGCTCAGACTTCCGTATACAATTTAACGGCGCTGATACTGTTTTCCGTAACTATGCTCATGCTAATGGAGATGTGTATTTCCAAGGCGAAGGCTCAGATGGCGCAAACGAAAACGCCTTGGCGTTAGATTTTAGTGGCACAGCCTCTTATGTGCGACTGTTTCAAAACGATGCAGAGAAGCTCCGCACTACATCTGGCGGGGCCGCTGCAATGGGGCTGTTTATTGGCGGTTTAACCACTAACCCACATAACGCTGGCGCTTTGGAAGTTGGTGCTGCTAATAACGAAAAGATTGTGCTATCAGGCTCAGCTGACCCATTCATTCGCTTCCAAGAAGGCACCACTGATAAGGCTTACATGCAGTGGAATAGTAGTGATGGCTTTCTTCAATTCCGCAACCAAGAGTCTGGAGGCTTTAGGTTCAGAGGAGCCGCCACAACTACGGCAGTCCAACTATTACTTGAAGCTAGTGATGGCGATATTTACGGCTCTGTCTATGCTGATCACAGTAATAATATTGGTTTCTTAGACGATGATAATCATTGGATGTATCGTGCTACAACTGACAGTCATCATGAATGGCGCATAAACAACGGCGTTGAAATGAGCCTCACTACATCAACGCTAGACATGAAGGGCAACACGATTACTGAGGTTGAGGACATTGGCCTGAGAGATAGTCTTTACCACGATGGCGATACAGACACTTACATGCAGTTTCACGCATCGGATCAGTGGCGTGTTGTAACTGGTGGTGCTGAACGTCTTGAGGTTAATAACTCACAAATCACCTCTACTGAGCCTATCCATGCGCCCAGCTTTCATGGTGATGGTTCTAGTTTGACAGGTGTGGGTGGTTCCACAACAGCAGGTGCTATAGGGACTTACTGTTGGGCCAGGAATACTGGAAGTGCAACAACCGCATCTACAGGTACAGGTTCGTCATTTAACTTTGGCACTACTTATGCAGGGACGGGATTGTTTCCAGCGGGCTTTAGTGGCGAAGCTGCGGGGAATTTTGGAAATGCGTACTTCTACAATTATACCAGCGGCGTCGCCGTAGGTTCCAACTCCAACTCCGCTTTATCCGGCACATGGCGCTGTATGGGGCAAACCTCCATATCTTCCCCCTATTATGATGAAGTTCCCGTCACACTTTTCGTAAGGATTTCATAATGAGCATCACAGTCACAGAAGTCCGCAATGCGGCATCACTCCAAGCTGACAATCTTCGCATGGAAGTAGAGATTAACCACCCACAATACGGTTGGATACCTTACGGTCTTAATCCATCCGACACGGACACGACCATAGACAACGATGCGGTCATGGCTTTGATTGGGAGTAACTTCACAGCATATGTAGCACCCACACAGGCGGAGTTAGATGCAGCCGAGGCCGCGTATGTCCGCACAGAACGTGACGCCCGTCTTGCCAGAGAGGTCGACCCCACCGTGTCAAACCCACTGCGTTGGGCCGATCTAAACGCAGTCAAACAAGCTGAGTGGACACAGTACCGCACGGACTTGCTAAACATCACGGATCAAGCTGGCTTCCCAACGGACGTAACTTGGCCCACTAAACCTGAGTAGCGCGCATCTGGCGCTAAAGACAAAAAATGTATATAATAGCGATAAGCTCGAAGTTTAGGGGAAGTTGGAATGGCGAATACGACAAATCAGGCATGGGTTAAACCGACCGTAGGCGGCTCACAGGATAGCTGGGGCGCGACGATTAACTCAGCTTTAGACGCCATTGACACGCTGGTCGGCGGCGTGTCAGCCGCCGAGATCGCAAAACTAGACGGCCTGACCGCCACGCAGGCTAATCTAAATGTTCTTACCGGCGTATCTAGCTCACTAACAGCCACACATCTTGGCCATATTGTCGGTTTAAACAGCAGCATTACGAGCCTGCTAGATCTAAAAGCTCCGCTCGCCAGCCCAACTCTTGCCAGCCCAACTCTAACCGGGACAACAACGGCGGCCGGAATAACAGCGACAACTGTAGAGGCAACCACGATCGATCTTGGAAACTGGACAATTACGCAGTCTGGCACCGACTTAAAGTTTGCCTACGACGGCACAGACCGACTTAAATTAACAAGTGCCGGCGCCTTAACAGTCGAGGACGATATCACCGCGTTTGGGGGTGCCTAATGGCGCTGCAATCGTCTGGAGTAATAGCGCTATCTGAAGTCCAGACAGAATTTGGCGGGGCTTCGCCTACAAGCCTGTCAGAGTATTACCGTGGCGGCGACAACGTGCCGTCTGCGGTGACAGACGTGCCGACCAGCGGCGAAATAAAGTTTTCTGATTTCTATAGCACATCCAATGTTTCTGACATCGTTTACCACGTCGTCGGCGGTGGCGGTGGCGGCGGTGGCGCGGGTGGCGGCAGCGGAAGCGCCGGCGGATCCGCCAGCATTTCGAGTTCAGCGTTTTCAACTGTGAGTGCCTACGGCGGCGCAGGTGGCGCTGGCGGCGGGCGCCTATCTGACACGGCGGGCACCTCTGCCGGCAGCGCAGGAGGCGCGGGCATAAACCTCGGAGGCAGTAGAGGATACGGCGGCAGCGGAGGCACAGGAAACAGTAATCCGCCATCCAATGACGTTGAGCTTGGAGGCGGAGGAGGCGGCGGTGCCGGCGGGGCCGGCGGGCCAGCTCAAGGCGGAGGTTTCGGCTCTGCGGCGGCGGGCCAATACAACACAGGCACGCTTGCGTCTATAGACCCCGGCACTGTAATCACAGTCACGGTCGGCGCTGGCGGCGCTGGCGGCGCTGGATACCAGAATAACGCGTCTAAGGCAGGCGGTGCGGGCGCGAGCGCGTTTGTCCGATTGACCATTGGCGGAACTAATTACGACTTTACTTCATCTGGGACACATACGGTTTAACATGGCATTAATCTCGCTCAAAATACCCGCCGGCCTGTACCGAAATGGCACAGAATACGAAGCGTCTGGACGGTGGCGCGACAGCAACCTCGTGCGCTGGCTTGGCACGTCGCTCCGACCTATAGGCGGATGGGAAGAAATGGCGACCGGGGTTACGGCTTCACCCGCCAGAGGCATGCACACTTGGCTGGAAAGTAATGGGTCAAGGTGGGCAGCTTTAGGCACTCACAATTCTATAACGGCAGTAAACCCAGCCGGCACGTCTTATGACGTGACACCCGGAGACTTAGCGACAGGCTATCAGAGCGCAACAATAGAAACCGGGTATGGTTACGGGCTGTATGGGGCAGGCTTCTACGGCACCGAGCGCAGTGATAACGCTACTTATGAAGAGGCGACGACTTGGTCTCTGGACAATTTTGGAAACTACCTAGTCGCGTGTAGCTCGCACGACGGCAGAACTTTCATATGGGACGGGAGCGTCTCCGACGGCGCAGAGATCATAACCAATGGAGATTTTAGCACTAATAGCGACTGGACCTTGGGAACCGGATGGGTAATAAACACCAGCGGCTCCCCAACTTATGTGGCGTATGTCCCAAGCAACGTGTCGAGCCACACTCACTTAGAGCAAAATGGGCTGTCCCTTGTCGGAGGACAGAGGTATCGCGTCAAATTTGCGGTACGCATGATGGCCACGGGGCAAACTATGTCCGTCGATGTGGGGCATAGCTTCGGCGCCGCTGGGGAAGAAAAGTTTCTTGATATTGACGTTTTTAATAACTTCCCAGACACCTTAGTGCAGCAAGAATTTACGTTTACGGCGACTGATACTAACGCAAACTGCTCGATAAGGTTCAAGTCCAATCAAAGCGGCGGCAATGACTATTACGTCGACAACGTATCTATACAGGCATTGCCAATGGCGCAGGTTATATCCAATGCCCCGACGGGCAATTCAGGTTTAATTGTAACGGAAGAGCGTTTTTTGTTTTGCTTAGCGGCGGGCGGCGACCCCCGATTGATACAGTGGAGCGATCAGGAGAATACGACAGTGTGGACGCCGTCCAGCACTAATCAGGCTGGATCCCAAGCATTGCAGACATCTGGTAAAATTATGACTGCGCAAAGAGGGCGCGGCGTGACATTAATATTCACAGACATTGACATGCACCGGATGACTTACGTCGGCGCGCCATTCATTTACTCGACGGAAAAGGTCGGAGACGCCTGCGGGCTGGCTTCTCGAAAAGCCGTCACAACGACCGACGCCGGAACATTTTGGATGGGTCAAAACTCATTTTTTGTTTATAACGGAAGCGCTGTGCAGGAGCTAGATTGCGAAATAAAGGACTACGTTTTCGGAGACATAAACAGGCCGCAAATATCAAAATGCTGGAGCATGTCAGTCGGTGAGTTTTCAGAAGTGTGGTGGTTCTACTGTAGCTCGGGCTCAGCCGAGATAGACAGATATGCTACTTACGACTATAAGCAAGGGTATTGGTCAGCCGGACAGATATCTCGCACTTGTGGAGCAGACCGTGGGGTGTTTAGTCACCCGCTAATGTCGGACACTGCCGGCAAAATTTACAGCCACGAGTTTGGCTTGGATCACGAGGGCGGATCTCCGTTCGCAGAAACTGGGCCATTCTCTATAGGATCAGGAGATAATGTGGTCCGAGTAACCAAACTAATACCTGACGAGCTTACTCAGGGAGACGTCACGGCGACATTTAAGACGCGCCTGTATCCGAACGGGCCTGAGACGGTTAACGGGCCATACAACATGGCCAACCCCACCTCGGTGCGCTTCTCGGGGCGTCAGGCTCGGATGCGGGTCGAGGCGGCAAGGCCCGCTGACTGGCGAGTAGGAGTGATGCGGGTCGACGCAATTCCCGGTGGTCGCAGATGACAGCTCCGAGCCCGCCCACTATTGGACCGGACATCTTTGAATGGGCGCGCAGCTTCTCCACATGGACGCGAAAAGCTATAGTGCAGCTCGTGTTTAAGCCGTCAGGCGCGGCGGCGATCGAGAACGGCACACTCCTGTGGGACCAGACAAGCGAATATCCAGTGGTGTCAAAAGGTGGCGAATGGCGCCAGATTGTTTTGGAGGGCGGCCACTACTACGGCAGCGTCGCGACAGCCCAGACGGCGGCCAGCCCTAGCACCGCATATTCTTTAACGTACACCGCCAGCGCGTCTTCCGGCATCGTGAATGGCACCCCGACGTCTCGGATCGTGTTTAACGAGCCGGGAGAATATATGGTCAATTTTTCCGCTGAGATCTCGTCGTCTTCGAGCTCAACGGTAAACTTTTGGTTTTGGCCTCGCATCAATGGCGTCGACGTGGCCGGGTCGACTATGAGGACAGCGCTTCACCAAAATGACGCCACGCTGGTGGTCTCGCGCTCGTCGATATTTACTGTCGCTGCCGGCAACTATCTCGAGGCCATGTGGGCCGTCGACAGCACTTCTGGATCTTTGCAAGCTGCAGCGGCCAACGCCTTTGCGCCGGCCGCTCCGGCTTCAACAATAGGGGTTACGCGTGTTCATGGGTGAGGCTTCACTAAATTTCAGTAACGTGGTAAAGTTACACGAAGATGCGGCGGTGGATATATTGCCGGTCATCGGGGAGAATATAGACTACGGGATCGAGGTCGGCTTGCCGTTCCTTAGCCCCAGTATAGAGAGAGACAGCAGAAATGTTCCTGTGGAACGCGTTTTGGCGAGAATTAGAGAAAAAAGATCCGTGCTGTGGATCGTTCGCGTCGCGGGCGAGCCTGTGGCTGCGATCATTACTTCTGTCATGCGCTACCCAATGCGCGACACTCTATATATCGAGCATCTCGGTGGCAGTAAAATTAGCGTCTGGATGCAGGAAGCTCTGCACACGCTTGTGGAATTAGCCCGGTCGGCAGACCTAAGCGGCATCGAGGCGGACGGTCGGTTGGGCTTCGAAAAATACATTGGAAAGTGCGGTTTCTTCAAGAAAACACACGTCCACTTTGAGATGGAGATATAGAATGAGCAGCACAACGACAAATGTACAAGAAAGCTCGCCGTGGTCGCCGCAGGCTGATTTTTTGCAAAACACGATAATTCCTTTTGCGAAGGGAATTTCCGAGACACCGTTTGCGGAGTTTTCCGGCGACCGCGTAGCAGGCCCGAGTGATCTGCAAAACACTGCGCTGGCCGGCTACGCAAACTTGGACACAGGCGCCGACGCATACGCAGCCGCTGGCGACGTGTATTCCGGGCTTGCAAATCGCACGCCAGAAGATCAGGCGGCGCAGATTGCGCAGTACCAAAACCAATTCACGGGCGCCGTCATCGACCCGACTATGGCCGCTATGGAGCGGCAGCGCGGGAAAGACATCGTCGGCGAGCAGGGCCAGATCACCGGCGCCAACGCATTCGGCAACAGCCGCCGCGACGTCTTCCAAGGCGAGCGTGCCGGCGAGTACGAAGCGAGGATGGGCCAGACGATCGCGGGGCTCAATCAGCAGGGCCTACAATACGGAACTGGGCGAGCAGCCGCAGACGACGCGCTTCGATTGCAGGCTGCCGGCGCTATGGCCGGAAACGCTGGAACTGCTCTACAGTCGGAGATGGCTGGGCTCGGGTCGCAACTTACTGCCGGAGAGACTGGGCGGGCTCTGACACAAGCGGAGCTTGATGCCGAATACGAGAATTATATGCTTCAGATGCAGTACCCGCTGACGCAGCTTACCGCGTTGACTGGCGGCGCTGCCGTGTTGCCGAGCTACGCGGGAACGACCACCAACACCAGCGACGCTGGTATGGGGGGCACCCTGACCGCACTGGGCAGCCTTGGGCAGGGACTTGGAGCGATGGGCGCATGCTGGGTCGCCCGCGAGGTCTACGGCGTGCACGATCCGAAGTGGACAGAGTTCCGCGAGTGGCTGCTGACCAAGTCTCCGGGCTGGTTCCGCAACGCATACATAGAGTATGGCGAACGTGCCGCTGCGGTGGTCAAGCGGATGCCGCTTCTCAAGGCAATCATCCGCCCATTTATGGACGCAAAACGCAAAAGTTTAGGCTACAAGTAGGGGCTGACTGACATGGCATATGCACTAACAGAACAAGACATTGCGCAAATGATCGCGGCGGGAAAGAATGTCATAGACGCAGTCCCCGGCGCGCCAGCCACTGACGCGGAAAAAACGTTTCTGGGCGTCCAAGAAGACGTCGACCCCGGCGCGCTGCCAGACCCAGTAGCGACAGCCCCGCAAATGGCAGCCCCGCAGGTCGCGGCGGCAATGCCACCGGCGGCTCCGGTCACGCAGCAGCAAGTCGCCAGCGCCGACACCGGCGGCGGTTTTAACATTATGGATAAGGTCTTCGGGCCCAAGGGCGGCGATCAGCCGGACCAGTTTGCAAACCTAAACCGCCAGCAGCGTATGATGCTGGCATTCGGCGCAATGCGCGACGCCGGAATGGGGCTACAAGGCAAGCCTAGTGACGCGTTCGCGTCTACCCTCAAGGCGATTAACGATCAGATGGACATGGGCCGCAAGGCGAAGGCGGCGCAGGCACAGCAGGCGGCGCTTCAGGGCATGTTGGGCGCTGGGGGCGCTGGCGGAGACCCCCAATCGCAAATCGCGCGGTGGTCTGACATGGCCGTGATGTACCCGAGCATGGCGCCCGGTCTGGCGCTGAAGATTAAGGCGTTAAAAGATCAGATGCTGGAAGGAAAGCGCGACGAGGGCGTCGGCAGCGCGGCCGCTAGCCAGCTTATAGACATCGACGACATCATAAGTAGGATCGACGAAGACCCGACGCTCACGACCGGCGCGTGGGGATGGGCTACAAGGAGGCTTGC